GGATTCTGGTGTGGAAGGATCGAAGATTGATGAGCTTGCAGCAGCACGAGTTGCTAGGCGTGCAGGTGCCACAGATTCTGCATCTGCCAGCAGGCGTTCACAGCCACGACGCAGCAAGGGAAGCAATCGAACTGGCTGAGAGTGTTGGCATGCTGTTGGATGAATCGCAGCAATTCACTTTGAAGCATGCTTTGGCTGAGCGTGATGATTTCACTTGGTCTGCGTTTGAAGTTTGTGATGTGCAGCCAAGGCAGAATGGTAAGGGTGAAACAATCCAAGCTAGGGAGCTGGCTGGCCTGTTCATCTTTGATGAGCAGCTGATCATTCATACTGCTCACGAGTTGCCCACTGCGATGGAAGCGTTTAGGCGGATGTGTAGTCTGATTGATTCAAGTAAAGAGTTGTCATCCAAGGTTGCGCAGATACGTTTGGGCAATGGTGATCAGACTATTGAACTGAAGTCTGGGGCGCGCTTGAAGTACAAGGCTAGGACTGGTGGGTCTGGTCGTGGGTTTGCTGGTGCCAGTCTGATTGTGTTTGATGAGGCGTACAATTTGCAGGCTGAACACCTTGCAGCTTTGATGCCCACGTTGAGTACGCATCCAAACCCACAGGTTTGGTATGCAAGCAGTGCAGGTCTTAGCACTTCTAGTGCATTGTGGAAGATCAGAAGGCGCGCGCTTGGTGGTGACGCTGGGCGCCTTGCCTACATGGAGCACACTGCTGAGCAGGTTGCTTTGGATGAGAAAGGCAACTGCATCAGCCAGCGCTTGGATGTGAATGACCGCAACCTGGTTGCGTTGGCAAACCCTGCTTATGGCACACGGATCAGACCAGACTTTGTTGAGGCTGAACATGATGCTATGGGTGATGACAAGTTTGCTCGTGAGCGTCTTGGTGTGTGGGACTCTGAACCTGATGCGTTGCGCTACAAGGATGTGAAGATCCCTGATTTCAAATGGGCACAAACCCTGACGACCACACCACCAGAGTTGGGTGAAGGTGAAATCACAATCAGTTTTGATGTGACGTTTGGCAACCAGTTTGCTTCTATTGCTATTGCTGCTGGTTCGATTGCTGCACCGTATGTGGAAGTGATTGAACATCGTGAGGGTTTGGGCTGGTTACCTGCAAGGCTTGTTGCTTTGGTGGAGCGGTGGAAACCAACTGCTGTTGGTTGCAATGGTGCTGGGCCTGCTGGCGCTGCTGTTGGTCCAGTGCTAGCAGCGTTCAGGGATGCTGGGATCAGCGCAGATTTGTTGCATCAGGTGAACATGCCTGATTACAAGCAGGCGTGTGGTGGGTTCTTTTCTGATGTGATTGAAGGCCGGCTTTCAAGGCCAGCTAACCAAGGGCCGTTGGATGTTGCTGCAGGTGATGCTGCTGAACGCCAGCTGGGTGACGCTTGGGTTTGGGATCTGCGATCTTCTGTTGTGCCTATCTCACCACTTGTTGCTGTGACCATTGCACGTTGTTTGTTGCCTGTTGGTGCTGTTGCAGTGCCACAGGTTTTTGCTTATTAAGAAAGGGCGGTGCCAATGTTCAAAGATACCCTTGCCACCGTTTTGGAGATCGCTGGAATCATGGCTGTTGTAGCTGCAGTGTTTCTATTGTCACCAGTGCTTGCCCTTGGCGTTGCTGGTGTTGCCATGTTCATTGTGGGCTTTCTGATTGACGGTGCCTGATGGGTTTGTTCAAACGTGAGCAGCGTGCAATCACACCTGATTCCATCCTTGCTGCAGTGAATCAGATGCGCATGAAGTCTGGGGCGCCCATTGTTGACGCCAATTCTGCAATGCGTTTGGCTGCAGTGTGGGCGTGCGTGCGACTCCTTGCGGGTGTGGGTTCGACGTTGCCGCTCGATCAGTACCGTGATGGCCCTGGTGGGCGTACACAACTGCCGGCCAGTTCGCTGTTTCGTGCGCCAGCACCCAACGTGAACATCACCACATGGCTCTACCAGCTGTGGTCATCGCTGCTCCTCGATGGCAACGCCTACGGCTTGGTTACTGAAACTGGTGCCAATGGTTTCCCAGTCACTGTTGAAATCTTGGACCCTGCCACAGTCAACTGGCGGCACGTTGATGGTGAGTGGACAACCCAGATCAATGAGAAGAAGATCAACCGCTGGCCCAATGGGCCTTTGTGGCATGTGCCGATGTTTGTTTTCCCTGGCATGCCCATGGGACAAAGCCCGATTAGCAGCGCAAAGCAGGCCATTGGTTCAGGCATCAGCGCTGAGCAGTTTGGTGCGCAGTTCTTCCAAGCTGGTGGCAACCCCAACGCAATCATCTACTCAGACAGTGAGCTGACACCAGAACAAGCGCAAGGCATCAAGGGTGCTTTCAATAACGCAACACAAGGCAATCGTGAACCAGCGATCATGGGCAGTGGCCTGAAGTATGAGCGTGTGCAAATCTCGCCAGATGAATCACAGTTCTTGGATTCTCAGCGGTTCACTGTTGAACAGATCGCAAGGATCTATGGGATACCACCTGAACTGATTGGTGCCAGTGCAAGTGGCAGTTCAGTCACTTACGCAAACAGGGAACAGCGCGCAGCAGACTGGCTGAGCTTTGGCCTGATGCCGTACCTGATCCCTATTGAAGAAGCACTTTCAACGTTGGTGCCAAGGGCGCAGCGTGTGAAGTTCAATGTTGATGGCCTGCTCCGCTCCGATCTAAGCACACGTTATGCAGCACATTCTGTGGGTATCAGTGCAGGGTTCTTGACAGTCGATGAAGCACGAGCGTATGAGGATTTGCCACCGCTCACTGCAGAGGATCAGCCTTTGCCTGTTGACCAGGTGATTGCCTGATGCCTTGGCATGTGGTGGAAGAAGATGCGGGCTGTTCTGTTTCTGAACCGTGGGGTGTTCGCAAAGATGATGGCAATTCATTAGCAGGCTGCCATGGCAGCAGAGCAGAAGCAGTTGATCAGATCGCAGCACTGTATGCATCTGAAGCTGACAGGAGTATCCGCATGGAAGAAGAACCAACCCACCCACTTAGCCCACGCCAGAAAGCACAGTATGAGGCCACTGAAGGTGTTGTTGAACTGTTTGGGCAGTTCTCACAGGGTGCTGATGCTGATGGTGCCCACTATGCACCAGTCAGCCCATACGTTGCAGAAGGCATGGTGTGTTCTAGCTGTGTGTTCTTTGAAGGTGGGCGTGGCTGTGAAGTAGTTGCAGGTGACATTGCACCTGAGGGTATTTGCAAGCTGTGGGTGATCCCAGCAGACCTGATGGCAAACCCTAAACCAATGGTTGAGGTTGACCCTGAACCCATGGTTGAGGTTGAGCCTGAACCTGTGGTTGAGGTTGAGCCTGAACCTGTGGTTGAGGTTGATGCACAGCCAATGGTTGAGGGTTACACACGCTCAGCTGCTGGTGTGGATGTGCCTGAACGTGAAGTGCGCAAACTGGCAAAGCTTGAAGTGCGTGCAACACCTGATAATGGGGCAATCCTTGAAGGCTATGCAACAATTTATAACTTTGCATATGACCTTGGCGGTGGACCTGCTGCAGGTGGGTTCACTGAGATCATTGCTAGTGGTGCAACAGCGAAGAGTGCAGCAGAAGCAGATGTGAGACTCCTAGTGAACCACGATGGCATCCCACTAGCACGCACAAAGTCTGGAACGATGACTTTGCAGTCAGATGACATTGGGCTACGGGTCACAGCACAGTTGGACCCCACAAACCCAATGGCAGCTTCACTGCGTTCTGCCATGGAACGTGGTGACATGGATCAGATGTCGTTTGCTTTCAAGGTTCTGCGTGATTCTTGGGATTCACAGTACAACGTGCGCACTATCCATGAAGTTAGGCTTTTTGATGTATCGGTAGTCACCTACCCTGCCAGCGCAGCAACAGTGGCCAAGCTTCGCAGCGAAGATGCACAAGGTTCTGAGCAGGCCACAGGCCGTTCAGTTGAGATGGCGAAACGCCAGCTTGAAGCAATAACAGCCCGCCGATAACAAGCCGCATCACATGCCGCCACTGGCACATGTGTTGCACTTGAAGTCACCAGCTGGTCCCAATTCCTAAACAAGAAAGGTTCCACATATGTTGGAGCAGATCCGCAGTTTGATTTCTGCAGCTCTTGATGAACGTGAAGTTTCTGAAGAAGCTGTACAAGCAATTCTCAATCTGGCAGAGGCTGAAGGCCGCGGCGAGATGAGCGCAGAAGAGACAGAAAAGTTTGACGCGGCACGCGCAGAACTTCGCGAGATTGACGACAAGATCACAGCCCTTCAGGCGCGTGAATCTGATCTTGTTGATCTTGCATCCCGATCCGAGAAGGCTGCAGAAGCCAGAAAAGAAGTGATCCCAATGAATATCAAAGTTGTTTCAGAAGAGCAGACCTACCGCCAAGATGGTGAGCACAACTTCCTTGCGGATGCTGTTGCAGCCAGGTTCAACAATGATGCTGCTGCTGCTGATCGTCTTGCACGCAGCCGTGATGAAAGCCTTATCAATTACCGCAGCACGACAGGAAATTTCGGCGGCTTGGTAGTCCCCCAGTACATGACTGATCAGTTCGCTGCAACGCTTGCATCTGGTCGGCCTTTCCTTGAAGCAATTACCAAGGTGCCGTTGCCGGAGAATGGTATGACAATCACCATTCCTCGTGGTGCAACCACAACTGGTGTTGCTGCACAAACCACACAGGGTGTGGCTGTTGAGAATCAGACCTTCACGGAATCTGATCTGACTGTTCCAGTGCGCACGTTTGCTGGCCAGCAGGTTGTGTCCCGCCAGTCAATCGATCGTGGAACCGGCATCGGCCAGATTTTGTTGGCCGATTTGTATCAGCAGTACGCGACCAAGGTCAACATCAGCGCCATCAGTGGTGATGGAACTGCTGGTGGCCACTTCGGAATCCTGAACACCACAAGCGTTTCCACCGCTGGCTGGATTGGTACTACTGGCGCGTCTTTCGTGGCAGCAATCCACAATGGCATTGGCAAGGTCAACGCTGCACGATACGCAGCAGCAGACCTGATTGTCATGCACCCACGGCGTTGGGCTTGGCTATGCGCCCAGTCTGATTCTTCACTGCGCCCACTCGTTGCCATTGAGGGCTACAACTCCTTCAACTCTGTTGGTGCTGGTGTTGCAGCTGGCTATGCTCCTGTTGGTTCCATTGCTGGTGTTCCAGTTGTCACTGATGCTGGTGTGCCAATCATTCTTGGTGCAAGCACTGATGAGGATCGCGTGATCATCACGAGAAGGCAGGATGTTTTGCTCATGGAAGATGCGTCGGCTCCGGTGGGTCTTACCCTAAACGAGGTTGCTGCAGCTTCGCTCAACGTGACCATGGTTGTATATGGCTACTCTGCGTTTACAGCTGGGCGCTATGTACAGAGCAGCGTGGTTTTGGTCGGCACTGGATTCAAACAGGTCCTGAGCTAGTCAAATCTGTGATGGTGGTGCAGGCAGTGGGCTTGCTTGCACCACCACCCAATCCCGAAAACCCAAAGGATAAACATGCAAGAAACTTTTGATCACCCTGGCAAAGTGTTGTTGGCTTTCCCTTCAACAGGCCATGATATTTCCACACGGTTCATGCGCTCCTTTTGGGAGCTTGATATGTGGGACCGTGAACGAGCAGTGCAGGTGTGGGAAGCACTTGATTGCCCTGAGTCACCCAACCCTATTGATCTGCGTTTGCTCTACAACTATGTGGCACTGGAAGCAACAGCGAACCTTGCCAAAGCTCGCAACAGGATTTGTGACGAGTTCTTACACAACAACACTGATGCTGAATGGTTGTGGTTTGTTGATACTGACATGGTTTTCAAACCAGAGCTGATGCATCAGATGGTTGCACGAGCTGTTGAACATGATGTGAAAATCCTTGGTGCCCTGTGTGTGATCCTCACAGCAGATGGTGTGATCCCAACACTGTTTATTGATAACCCCAACACGATCACACAAGTGATGTTGGACTGGGTACCAAACCAGCTTGCGCAAGTCACAGCAACTGGAACAGGTTGCCTACTCATCCACCGCTCAGTGATCCAACAGATGTTTGATCAAAGTGGTGGCAGTACAAACTGTTGGTTTGGGTTCGACATCAGGTTTGGTGATGATGGTTCAGAATGGGCGCTAGGCGAAGATGTGAGTTTTTGTTTGCGTGCTGGTGACCAAGGCCACAAGGTTTTTGTGGACACAACAGCCCATGTGGGGCACCACAAAGGTGGCAGGGTTTACTGGCCCAGTGACACCAAGACCATGGGTGTGACACCACCTGAAGAACCACGCACAACGGATGACAATGCTAGGACCTGATGCCTCTAGGTATCTGCTGGCTGGGCGTGGTGTCCCAGTAGCACGCCCATTTAATCTGCGTTGGCTGCTGCCTACTGTCTGCAAAACAGATTTGCGCAGATGGTATGCGGTATGGGTTTCCTCGTGGGTGATCGCTGCAGCAGGGATGTTGTGGTGGTCTGCTGATCTTGGTTGGGAACGTGCAGCAGCTGCAGCAGTGTTGTTGCTTGCACTGCCTGGTGTGTGGGGTCCACAAGTAGTACGACCTGTTGGCGTTGATTTACCAGCAATGGCAATCAGCATCATGGCTGTTGCCTGCTTTGAACATGGCCTTTGGCCTGTAGCAGTACTGCTGATTCTGGTTGCCGCTTCAATCAAAGAAACAGCACCAGTGTTCGCTGCTGTCTGGGCTTGGCATCCCGTCATGCTGGTGGGTTTGGTAGTGCCTGCAGTTGTCTGGTTTGTACGCAAACCACAGCTTGATCAGGTGACCGCACAACCCTTGTTGCGCAGAGTGCATGAACATCCTTTCAAGACTGCTATGGAAGCTCACCATGGGCGCTGGCGTGACGCATGGCTGATGGTTGCCCCATGGGGCGCAACACTCGCAGCTTTGTATCATCCTTCTTGGCAAACACTTCTGATACTCCTGATTGCGTATGGGCAACTGTTGGTGGCAACTGACACTGTGAGACTTCTGCACACTGCTGCTGGGCCTGTGATGGCCATTGCTGCAGCACAAGTGCTACCAGTCCAGTGGCTACCATTGATCTTGATTGCACACTTCTTCTGGTGGCGGAAACCTGAGGTGATCTGATGCACCATGCAGTGCTTGAATGGGTCCAAAGGTGGGTACCTTCTGGGCCTTGCACTGTTCTGGATTGTGGCGGCAGGGATATAAACGGTTCACCGAGTTACCTTTTTGAGAACGCAACACTTGAAGTTGTTGACCTTGTGGATGCACCTGGTGTCACATGGGTTGGCGATGTTCTCGATTACGGCAACGCACAACCATTTGATGTTGCGTTGCATCTTGAGGTTGCTGAGCACACACCTGATTGGCCACTACACATAGCCCACCTGAAAAACCTTTTGGACCACAGAACAGGCTTGCTGGTATTCACAGCAGCCTGCTACGAGCGCACACCACACAGTGCTGCTGATGGTGGCCCACTTCAAGAAGATGAGTACTACAGCAATGTGGACCCAGACCACCTTTCCACAATCCTCACACGCAACTTTGCAAAGCATGTGATTGATGTGCAGGGTGATGATGTGAGGGCTGCAGCATGGAGATGAACGCATGACAATTACCAATGGTTATCTCACACAAGCTGAAGCTGTGGCCTATGTGGGGCAGAACCTCGTGCAAGACACATCCTTACTTGATGATGTGGTTGAGGCTGTGTCAAGAAAGATTGACCGCTACTGTGAACGCGAGTTTTTCCAGACCACAGAAGCACGCACCTTTGCAACAGATGACATCTACAGCCTGACCTTCGGGTCATTCAACGATCTGGTGAGCGTCACCACACTAAAGACTGATCCCACAGGCGCTGGTGTCTACTCCACCACCATCCCATCCACCGCATACCAGCTGTTGCCATACAACGCACCACAAGCATCAGAACCATTCACATCACTTCAGTTGCTTGGTGGTGTGCAGTGGCCAGTGCCAACCTTCAACATGAGACAGAACACGGTGGAAATCACTGGTGTGTGGGGCTGGCCCAAAGTCCCATTTGAAGTGAAACAGGCGTGCAGAATCATGGTTGCAGAGATTGCCAAGATGCAAGAATCCCCACTGGGTGTTGCAGGCTTTGGTGAATACGGTGTGATGCGTGTGGGCAAGTCACTGCCACCAAGGGCAATGGACTTTCTTGCACCATACAAACATGCACAGAGTTTTGGTATCGCATGAGCAGCACTGTGAGCAATGGTGAAATCAGGGAAGCACTAGCCCAAGCAATTAGTGATGTGCCTGGTCTGAATGTGTACCGGTACCCACCAGACAATGTGGCAGTTCCGTGTGTGATGATCAGCGGGTTTAACGTCAGGCCACTGACGTTTGATGGCAAACGTGAAATCACTGTTGATGTGATTGCCATGGTGTCACGCAGAAGTGTTGATCAGATGGCAGGGTTGGACCAGCTCCTTGATGCTGATGACCCCAGCTCGGCAATCACAGCTATTGAAGAAGCAGATGCACCAGGCATGGACTTCTTTGTTGAGTCCTACGGTTCATATCGTGAACTTATTGTGGCTGATGTTGGCTACTACGCAGCTGATCTGACAGTCAGGGTGATGATCTGATGGGCACATCAACACCACAAACCTTTGGTGCAAAGCTGATCAAAGCAGGCCAAGAGATGGAAAAGGTCAACACTGCAGCAACTACCGCTGCAGCATTGGCGTACAAGGATGCTGTGATTGCTTCAGGCAAGGCTGCTACTGGTGGTGATGGGCAACTGTCACGCTGGGGCAAGGATCGCACCAAGGTTGGTTTCAAAGGTGGTGTCAAACTCAACGCACGCTACGACCTAGAAAACACTGGTGGGAAAGCACAAGCAGTTCTCAAGGCTGTTCCCATGGGTGTATGGAAAGTTGTTGAGTACGGTGCAAGCTCTCACCCTATTGTGCCTGGTGCTACAGCAAAGATGCGTAAGGGTGCCAACCTGATATCAGCCCTGATGGGTGGCGCTGATACTGCACAAGCTCTTGCTGGTGCTCGCAAGGGTGCGAAGAAACGCAAGGTGATGGCGTGGGGTAACGGCAATTTTGCTGCATACACCAGGCATCCTGGCACCAAAGGCAAAAAAGCTTGGTCCAATGGAATCAAGGCTGGCACACCTAGTGCTGTTGGTGCATACAAGCGGAAACAGGTTGAAGCGTTGGGCAAGGTTTTCTGAGTGCGTATCCTTGTTGTTCACCCTGGCCCCAACTTCAGTGTGCAAGATGTGTTTGATGGTTGGTGTGAAGGGTTCACAGAACTAGGTCACGAGGTTCAGCAATACAATCTTGGTGATCGTCTCACATGGGGCAGCGTTGCCCACCTTGGCATGGATGATGGCACCTACATCAAAGCTTTCCCCACAACCAGAGATGTGTACAGTTTCGCTATTAGTGGATTGCCACAATCAGTGTTGTATTGGTGGCCACAAGTCATTGTGTTTGTCAGCGGGTTCACTGTTGATCCACAGTTCTTAGAAGTTTGTCGTGGTCGTGGTATCAAAACAGCTTGTGTGATGACAGAATCACCTTATGAGGAAAGCCGCCAGTTGTTGATTGCACCACACTTTGATGTGGTGGCTTTGAACGACCCAACCAACATCAACCAGTATTCGCAGCTGACAACAGCGGTTTACACTCCGCACGCTTACAGGCCAGCAGTTCACTACGAGGGTGAAGCACATGATGACTACCAGTCTGATTGTGTGTTTGTTGGTACTGGTTACCCAAGCAGGGTTGCATTCTTAGAACGCTGCAACTTTGATGGCATTGACCTTGCTCTTGCTGGTAACTGGCAGAACACACCAGCCAGCATTGCTGAACATGTTGTGCATGACCTTGAAGATTGCATAGATAACGACCAGACCGCACACTTGTACCGTGGCGCAAAAACCAGTTTCAACCTATACAGAACTGAAACCAATGGTGATGTGGTTGATGGGGCTGATGGGTGGTCTGTTGGTCCACGAGAAATTGAACTAGCAGCATCTGGCACCTGGTTTGCTCGTCAGTCTCGTGGGGAATCAGATGAGCTATTCCCTATGCTCCCTACTTTTGAAAGCCCTGAAGAGCTTGGCGAACTAATCCGCTGGGCGCTTGCAAATCCAGTTGAGCGGCAAATTGCTGCACAACAGGCAAAACGTGTGGTCACTGATCGTACGTTTCCAAATAATGCCCACACTCTGCTTGCAGCGTGTGGCCTAGTGAAAGAAGAAACAGATGGCTAATCCGATCAGTGGAAAACGCGGGCGTGTATATATCGACGCTTCCGCCAATGGCACTGCAGCTGCAACACCAGTTGCAAACCTCA